CTGAGCACATGGATGAGGACTTCAAAGGTAAGACTCCTTCAAATGCTCGCCTCGCACTACAAATGTATGTGGCTGAGTGGGCATTGCTCGACGACTACAAGAACCTCCACACGGAGCTATCTCTTAAGGTGCCGATAGGTAACGGTCGTTATATCTACTGCAAGATCGATGCCATTAACGAAATGACGCACGGAGTAGACAAAGGGCTCATATTCCCTGATGATCACAAGACTAGCAGTAGGCAGATGTCATACTGGCATGATGAATGGGCGAAGCGTTTCCAGTTCAACGCCTATCTCCATGCTATGCACTGCTTCTATCCAGCCGAGAAGATTAAAGGACTCAGAGTCAACGGCGCCTTCTTCACTAAGACTCCGAAGTTCGCAAGGACTTGGGTGCATCGCACAGTTCAACAACTTCAAGAGTGGGTATTCGTTGCCAACGATTTGTTTGATCGATTGCTCGAAGACTTCCGCAGGTTGAGAGATACAAACCCACGTGCTACGTTAATGGAGGCCTTCCCTCCTGATGATTCACGTTGCTTTGATTATTTCCAGCGCTGTCAATTCTATGAGGTCTGTAACCATACTCAGAATCCAGCAGTCTTCTCCTCTCCTCCTTCTGGTTTCCAGGTTTCTTTCTGGGATCCTCGTGGGACTAGTATAAAGTGGGAGGCTGATGTTGAGTCTGGTAAGATCAGGAAGGTGGTGGAAGATGAGTAGCGTTAATGACTACAGAAAGAGTGTAGGACTTCCTCCTATCGAAGAGACTTCAGAGGAGCAGGTATATAATATCCCTCCCAATAAAGTCAAAGAGACTACTCGCATTGGTAAGGCAGAAGAACCTGCTCCCCTTAAGGGTAAGCAATTCAAGCAGGTAAAGAAGGTATCTGTTGACCCAACTTCAGGCCGCATCAAAATAACCTACGAAGATGTAGAAGTAGAACCAGAACCTGCTCTTAACATACAATCTCTACCTCCAGAAGAGCAAAAGAACTTCATCGTTGATCCTAAGCTCGTAGACATTGAAGAGATTAAGGACGCAGGGCCAGGTGAAATTCTCCGCATGGAGAAAGAAGAGGAAGAACCAACTGACTTCGTCCTATCAGAAGATCAGCAAGCTTGCCTCGATGAGCTCTGGCAGTGGTGGATCAAAGCAAAGGAATGGGATGGCAATGGACCTGTCCCTACCAAGACGATGGGAGGATATGCAGGAACAGGTAAGACTACTATCCTCAAGGAGTTTCGCAAGATGGTAGGTGCTAAGGTAGATGTAGCCTTCGTAACTCTTACTGGCAAGGCAACTGCTGTGATGAAAGAGAAGATTGCGAAGACTCTCCCTCCACAATTGAGTGGTAAAAGTATCATATCTACCATGCACGCTTTTCTTTATAGCCCTGTCATCGATGAGAAGTCAGGTAAGGTTCTCAAGTGGAACTCTCGTCAGATGGTAAAGAAGGGAGACTTTCCTAACGAGTGGCAATCTCCATACGTTGACTTGTTTGTTAACGATGAGGCATCTATGACGAACAAAGTTCTCTATGATGAGCTACTCTCGAAGGGCAAGCCTGTTCTATTTGTAGGTGATCACGGTCAGCTAGGTCCTGTCATTAAGAAGGGAAGTAAAGGATTCAACCTCATGTCTGATCCTGAACTCCAACTCACTAAGATACACCGGCAAGCGGAAGATAATCCTATCCTACAAGTAGCACACTTGGCAAGGGAAGGGAGACGACTACCGTTCAAGGACTGGTCTGATAAGGTTCGCAAGGTTAACAAGGCGTGGAAGAATCAGCATCGCATCGATGAGTTGCTTGCTAACCCTAGCGCTGATACAGTTGTCTTGGCTGCTACCAATAACCAACGGGTAGGTATCAACAAGACTATACTAACAGAGCTTGGGTATAAGCATTCATGGGTGCAACCTGGCACACGTATCATATGCCTCAAGAACAATCGTGACCTAGGTATCTACAATGGCATGATTGGCACAGCTTTGGAGGTGCATCCTGCTTTCGAAGCCAACTCGCAACATAACGTTGGGGTGATCTTTCAACCTGATGGAGGCTCTCCAATAAGGCTAGACGTTTCCAAGTATTCATTCCTTAATCCTAAGAACGAACTTCCTAAGGATGTTTACTGGAAAGCAGTAGCCAATAAATTCGACTACGCTTACTGTATTACTGGGCACAAATCACAGGGCTCTGAATGGAAGAACGTGATCGTGTTCGAAGTAGGTAATTGGTTAGAAGAGAAAGCGCGGTGGATGTATACAGCAATCACACGTGCAACAGAAGAACTTTATATTATAGGTTAGTAGTAGGAGTAACAAGTCATGGGATATATAGAAGCGTTAATAGAATCAGACGCCTCCTTCATAGCGAATCACCTAGTCAATCTTGCTGTGTTAACTAGAGATGATACTGACTACGTGAACGTAGGAGAATATAAGCTTGTATATGCAACCGCTCAAGCTATTCAAATACAGTTAGCAACAGGCCATCAATTCTGGGTAGCTAAAAGCCTAGCAAGAACAGCCGGGGCTAGGTATGATTTGTATATCCCTACATGGCTTGCGGATCAGGAAGGTCTCGATATATAGCATACCGTTGCACTGTGCAACACAACACTGAAAGGAATGATATGAGTGTAATTAAACAACAACCAGCGCATGAACTAGAGCAGGCTCCAACGCTCCCTGATTATGTGTATGCTCCCAACGCACTGGTCAATACCTTCTCCCTACTCCTCATGGGTAGATGGGGAACAGGTAAGACAGTGATGGCAGGTAGTAGTAACTACCCTATCCTCTTCTACATGTTCGATCCGAAGAGCGCTATCGTTCTCCGTCGTCACTATCCAGAGCAATGGAAGAATGGTATGATCCAAGTCCTCCCCTTTTGGGATGAGCGCAAGGATCTCCCTACACAGTTCGCTCGGTTTGATTACTTCTTCAGCCGACACAAGCGTTCTGGTGTTCTCGATAACTACGGCACCATCGTGGTTGATTCGTTTACCACATTCAGCCGTGCAATCTATAACCACTGGCTGCTCTATAAGAATTGGGAGCGTCGCAAGAGGCAGGAGATTGCACGCAAAGGTGATCCAGAGAATCTCATTGCCATGTCTGAGTTTGCTATTGGCGACTATCAAGGATTCTACTCTGCTTGTCAGGATATTGTCTCCATGATCTCATCCACCGAAGCGAACTTTATTATGACAGGTCACCTCAAAGAGGTAGAGAATGAGAAGACGAAGATCATTAGCCAACGGCTGCAAACCTTCGGCCAACTCTCTACCATCTTACCCGCAATGTTCAGTGAGAAGTGGGTGATACTGAAGAAGAAGATTGTGCAGCCACCATGGAACACATTCTCAATCCTTACCAAGGACTTCGGTCAGTATGAAGCATCTACACAGATCGGCGCAGGTATCTTCGAGAAGGATGAGAAGGCTGACCTCCGTTACCTACTCAAGAAGGCTGATATGCAATGGGAAGATAAACCTTTCTTTGCTGTCCCTGAGTTGAGAGAAGGAACGCCGGAGCAAACTGAGTTCAATAAAACCTGGGAGGATCTCAACAAGGAGGATGCTAGGAAGTATCCTATCATTAGTCCACAAGGACTCAATACTTGGATTGACGAGAAGATGAAGAGCGAGGCAAATCAATAATGGAAATACGTCTTTGTTATCACGAGGGGATAGAGATCCCATTCGCTAGGTTAATGATACCGACACTAGAAGAGATTGATCAGATCACAAAGAACCTACTCACTCCGAGAACTCCTGAAGGTTGGTTGATGGAATACTACTCTACCTCTCGATTGAACAGGTCAGAGTATCATCATCCAGGTGGATATCTCCACGGTGAGTGGATACCAAAGACATCACTACCAATGTGGGATTACGATCTATCGCAAGTCCCTGAATTCTACGACCCAATAAGGTTCTTAATGGAAGGGCCTAAAGCTCATAAACAAAGGAGATAGTAGTATGAAAGTATTTAAAAGTAAAGAAGATATTGGCCAAGATATCGTTGATAAGGCCAATAAAAGTGCTCGTGAAGCTATTGAGCAGCAAGCAGCAAGACAAGCTCAAAAGCCTATTCAAGTAGGTAGTGAGATTCCTACAAAGGGAGATCATTTAAACCAAGCAATCGTTGGATTGGAAGCTTCCATAGCTCGCTTGTCCTTAGTGATTGAGAGGTTAGCAGGTCCTCATATTCAGGCCAAGCAGAGTGAAGCTGCCAAGAATCTAACTGGAGGAGCTCTCTCTGAACAGTTAGATCTTTCAACTCTTAGAGTTGATTCGGCTGCGAGTGATATCCATTCAATTGCATCTCACTTAGAAAGTGCCTTTCTAAATATCTAACGCCTCAACCCAGACGATAGAGGCAAACAAATAACGCTCACTAACAAAGGAGAAACAAATGAGCGGATTACTAGGTAGTATTATTGCGAACACTCCCGATCGAGTGTTGATGGAAATTGGTTGGCAACACCTGCAAATCGCTCGCGCCCGTTTGAAGGCGTCGAAAGGTGGAACGCAGGAAGATCCTAAGCCGAAGCGTCCGATCCTTGAGATCATGTATGTCCACGCAAGCGGCGGGAACTTCCAGCCGGTGAACCACTACCTCTCGATTCCGATTACGGAAGAGTTGGCGCAGCAGTGGGGACTGCCGATGGACGACGAGGACAAGCAGTTGATGTTCAACCAACAGATCAAGGACTGGGCACTTGCCAACGGCTTGAATCCTGAAATTCACGGTGAGATTCCAATCGAGGCATATGCTCCGGATATGGCTGATGATGTGCCAGTTCTGATCGAAGGTTGGAAAGGTCTTGAGACTGCTGGGCTCATCAAGCATGAAGCCTATGACGGTCGTAAGAACGCGAAGGTTAATTCCTTCCGCTCTTTGGCCCTGGCTGAAGAGAAGGCGCCTGCACCAGCCACAGCTGCAACTGCTGGCTAGTTAAGGTAACGGTCTACTAATCTACTTAGCAAGAGAGGTAGATCAAGGGAGCACTCGTAGTTGGTCTTGGGCTCACATAACCCAGATGAGGGGTTCAATTCCCCTCCTCCCTGCAACTCACACGTAACAAGGAGCTTTTGAAATGTCACACAAGAAGGACAAGGATAAGTATTTGCATTGCAAACTGCGTCCTGAAGTAGCTGAACTGTTAGAAGCTACTATAGGAGTACGCCCCAATATCTTAGTTGATAAGACCGCACTTGTCAACGCTATCCTCTATGACCTATGTAAACAATTGGAAGGTAAGAGCCGGTCTGATCGTGGTAAGATCTTGGCAGGTATCCTTGCTCGAACCATATCGATACAAGATTACCTAAGAAAAAATGAGGGATCAGAGAATGAGGAAGTCCAAGCCTGATGGTGGTTACAAACTAGAGAATATAGTAAGGAATTTTGGTTCTCTAGGTTTTACAGAGAATCTCAACTTACACCAAAGGATTAGGGATAAGAGAACTACCCCTGTTGAAAGGAAGGTAACTAGAAAGTCTTCTAACACTAAGAAATCTTCTACCAAGAAGACAAGATCCCCAAGGGTTAAGAAGGCTACTGCTGTAAAAGCTACTAAGAAGTTGAAGGATATGGGGATGACTAAAGAACAGATGTTAAAACTATTAGATTCCTTATAGGAGGAAACATGGTAGATATACTAGGCCCAAATGGAATGAAGGCTAGGAAGGGAGGCGTGCAGCCAATCGTCCAACCAAAACCTCACGGTATTAACTATGAGCAATTCATTGAAATGTTAGGACAATTGGACGTCCCTCAACCTCGCGTATTTCACAGACACCAACTCCACTTGCACATCCTCAATGATGCTGCATTCGAGGAAGCACTGCTTGCGATGCAGATGATACAGGCTGTTCTCCCTCTCCTAACCAAAGAGCAAGTTGATCAACTAAGAGAAAAAGGATTCGAATTCCATGTCAAAGAAGATAAACTATCAGACAGTGAAGCAGGCGATGATTCCTCTGAACAAGATAAACACGAGGGAGACGATACAGAACCGCCGATACTCTAAGGAAGAGTGGGAGGAATTCAAAGCCTCGATCTTAAAGACAGGAGGTATCATATCTCCTATTGCTCTTGGAGAATACAATGAGCCCTTCAATGGTTATACTCATTACCTACTTGCAGGTCGTCACCGTTATCTAGCTACAAAAGAACTCGGCTTCCCAGAGATTCCTGCTCGATTATTCCTTGATGCAGAAGACTTCGGCGCAGATGAGATGATGGAGATTGAAGCCTGGGAGAACTTGCAACGCAAGGATCTTGCATGGAATGAGCAACTCAAATACTTAAAGGATCTCCACGAACGTTGGACTAAGGTAGAGATGTTGGCAGGTAATGAATGGAGCATGACTAAGTCTGCGGCCCGTCTCGGTGTCAACACGTCAACCGTATCACGTGATCTGGAGCTTGCTCACCTATTATCAGGAGACGACGAGATCACTCAGAAGATTGTGGAGAAAGCCGCAACCAAGAAGGATGCTCGTCGCTTACTCAAGACAGTTGAGAAGAAGATGGTAGCAGATCAGAAGCTCGAAGCCTTCAAGGAAGAGACAGAGGAAGAACATTCTACTCTCCCTCTCAAGCAAGTTATCGCATCGAAGTATAATGTAGGTGATGGACTTGAGTGGCTAGCTAAGAGAAAGAATGAGCGTTACGATCTTATCGAGTTCGATCCTGATTATCCTATTGATATCACGGAAGATAGCCTCACTCATAAGAAGGCTATCACTGACCAAGGGGAAGGTGATTATCATCGGCTCTCTCCTGAAGAGTATAAGGTATTCCTCACTAAGGTGTTTGCTGTAGCCTATAACAAACTCCAGGAGAATGGTTGGTTTATAGTTTGGTTTGGGTTTGAATACTTTCAATTCGTTCAAGATGCTGCAAAAGCAGTTGGCTTCCGTGTTGACTATAAACCTGGTATCTGGCTCAAGCTAGGCGGAGCTAACACGCAGAACCCAGAGAGTTTCTTAGGCCAACAGATCGAACCCTTCTTCTACTTCCGCAAAGGTACTCCTAAACTCAACAAGGCTCATAGCCAAGTGTTCATGCACAACAAGGATCATAGTAGTAAGAAGATCAACGCTTACCAAAAACCTGTAGCACTCTATCAAGACATACTCGAGACGTTCCTCACACCAGGTAGCAAGGTAGCCTCTCCCTGTTTAGGTAGTGGTAACATTCTATTGGCCGCAGCTAACCTACAAATGGGAGCTGAAGGGTGTGACATGTCCGAAGAGCAGCAGAAGCAGTTCACTGTTAAGTGTCTTGAAGGGGAGATTGGATTGTATAAATGAAAATCGATTGGGGTAGTAACGAAAAGGTTAATACTTATTATTAACTGCAGAAGAGGCAGCTAAATTATGATAGTAGCAGTAGCTAAAACCTCAGGATCAATGTTTGAGTTTATCCAAACTAGAGAAGCTTCAATTGAGATAGATTACTTCACTCTAGCAAAAGAATTAGAGCAGAGACTACACTATCAAGTTTTCCTATTTCCAAACGGTCTCTGTCTTGACTTTGATATGATGTGGGAAGAAGCCTCCTGGTCAAGAGATTTTTGGAAAGAAGTTTATAGCAGAGTGTTTAACGAATATACACTAGGAATATTGTATGACTATTCAAACGACGAAGAACGTTTATCACTACTCGCTTCCATCTGTTATTCCTGAGGGGATAAAGGTTAACCGCACACGGTTATGTCCTCCTGAAGGATCATTGGATAGTGATATACTGTTCCTCGCTGAAGCTCCTGGCGCAGATGAAGTGGTTCATAGTAGGCCTCTCATCGGGAGAAGTGGGGATGTGTTCAATACAGGTATACAACAAGCTGGTATTAACCGCAGTCGTTGTTATCTAACGAACGTAGTGAAAGAGCGTCCGATGAACAACAAGATAGAACAGTTCATCAACCTCAAGAACAAGGTTCCAGTAATCTCACCAGAGTTTCATTTCTGGTTGGATGAACTGGATAAAGAGATCAGTAACTTCCAAGGCAACATAATAGTTGCAATGGGTAACATAGCCCTCCACGCTGTCACTGGCTTAACCGGCGTGATGAAGCGTAGAGGTTCTATGTATTGGTCTGATAAGTATCAGAAGAAAGTCATGGCCAGTCTCCATCCTTCCTTTGCTGCTCGGCAATATATATGGAGACACATCTTTAAGCTTGATATGAAGAGAGCGCTTGATCAAAGCACGTTCCCTGAACTCCGGCTTACCAAGCGTGACTACATTATCCAGCCGACCTTTGCACAGTGCAAAGCCTACCTCGAGGCGATCAATCATAAGGTCGCATTCGACATTGAGGTTATAAGAGGGGAAGTATCTTGTATTTCCTTCTCTTCCTCTAAGCATCATGCTATCAGCATTCCATTCTATGAGAACGGTAGGAATTATTTCTCACTTGATCAAGAGATGGAGTTATGGACTCTTATCAACAAGGTCTTATCCGATCCTATGATTAAGAAGATTGGACAGAACTTATCCTTTGACACTAACTTTCTCATGGGTAAGTATGGTATCCTCACTCGCAACCTTGATGATACAATGTTAGCCACCAAGTTATTCTTCACTGACTTTCCTATGGGACTGGACTTCATTACATCCACGCGCACCGATCTTCCTTACTACAAGGATGAAGGTAAGCAGTATATGAAAGATCCAACTAATGATAGGGTATTCATGGAGTATAATGCGAAAGACTCTATTGTATGCTACGAGGCTATGGAACCTCTCAAGCAGGATCTTGCTGATCTTGGTAACCTCGACACCTACGAAATGCACATTGATCTAATCGAGCCGTGTATCTATATGGGGCAGCGAGGACTCCGTGTTGACTTGGAGAATATGAAGCACGCTGAGAAAGGCCTCATCATAGAGATTGATGAACTCCAAGCGAAGCTAAATGAATCTGTAGGCGGTGAACTCAACGTTAACTCTCCTAAGCAATGTAAGGATCACTTCTATATTAAGAGGAACTTCCCTCCTTATAGGAAGGCAGGTTCTATAAGTGTAGATGAAACAGCGCTAAAGAGAATGGCTCGCAAGAAAGGGAAGAAGGGAGCTGATGAGGCTAAGATGGTACTCGATCTCCGTGGTAAGCGGAAAGCTCTATCCACCTACTTCCAAACAGATTTCAGGGACGGTCGTCTTGTCTGCTCGTATCGACCCATCACAAGCATGGGTAGGTTGGCAAGTAGTAAGACAATAGATGGCTTCGGTATGAATATGCAGAACTGGCCAAAGTCATTCAACAAGTATTTCCTACCTGATCCAGGATATTACATCTTCAACGTTGACCTTGCCAAGGCAGACGTATGGAGTGTTGCGTTCCTCGCAGAGGATGAGCGTATGATGGATGCCTTGCTCAACGACTTGGATATGCACTCATTGACAGCATCAATCCTATTCCCTGAGTTCACACCGCAAGAACTTAAGCAGATGGACAAGGACAACATCAAGTGTCAACTCGGTTACGGAGATCAATCCCATAGATACTGGGGTAAGAAGGCTAACCACGCGCTGAACTTTGGCATGGGTTATAAGAAGTTTGCCTTGATGAATGAATTACCTGAAGCTGAAGGACGTAGGATCTGGAGTGCTTACCATCGTGCATATCCATCAGTGAGTCAAGTATTCCATGCTCGTATCCAAGAAGATCTCAGGAGAAAGAATCGAATACTCACCAACACCTTCGGACGTAAATGTCTCTTCTTAGATAGATGGGGTGAGGATCTATTCAACAAAGCTTACGCCTTTATACCGCAAAGTAATACAGCGGATATCATTAACAGGCAGGGAGTTATCCCTTTCTACTATGAAGAAGAGTTCAAGGAAGTTGAACTGCTCCGGCAAGTGCATGATAGTATTAACTTCCAGATCTCTAAGTCAGTGGGAATTAAAGGGATAGCAAATATCCTCCGTCGCATGAGAGAGACTCTTGAGCAGCCTCTTACTATTAGAGGAAGAACGTTTGTAGTTCCTGCTGAGTTTTCTATAGGTTTAAATCTCTATGACCAGACGGATCTCTTCATTGATCCTTCACTTGAACAACAATTACTGAACTTTGAACGAGATATAGGAGACGCTCCAGTAGGAAGAGAAAGTTTGATTGATAGTATTTATTCTTTTGAAGAGGAGGATTCTCCTAATGACTTTGATTACGCAGTATGATAAGGAGATAAAGGATGGAACTTAACAAGTATAGCATGACTTCTCAAACTTTAGAGGATTTAAAGTTCTATCTCTGGAAAGGAAAAGAGTTCAGGGATATAAATCCAGATTTACTGATCAGGTTCTGGAAAGCAAATAGACCTACTAATGAGATAACAATGATTACCTATAGGGTTCATGGTGTTAGGATAATGCATCTATTTATCCCACAAAAAGGAGAGGTGAAACTTGTTCATCACCCTTTGTTTACCCTTAGATATAATGAGGAAACTGAACAGGTATGTCAAACGAAACCACAAACAGAATCAGAGCAGTCGACGATTTCATCACCGCTTGGGAAGATTACATGTCTCATTCTGAAGCGCCTGAACTCTATACTACCTGGGTAGCGGCTAGTATGATATCTGCTGTCCTACGTAGAAAGAGTTATCTCCAGTGGGAGAAGGTAGTCTATCCCAATCTATATGTGATATTAATCGGCCCTGCAGGATTAGCTCGCAAGGGAACAGCTATGTCTCCCGGTCAAGCATTGTTGCGAGAGTTAGGAATCAAGATTACCTCAGAGAGTACAACAAGAGCCGCATTGGTAAAGGCACTGAAGAAAGCTAGTCACTCTGACTTGACAGCGATCTCAGGCAAAACAGAATACTGCGCTCTCACAGTCTTCTCTGAGGAATTTACTGTATTCATAGGTTATAATAACCAACAGCTTATGGCTGACTTAGCAAACTGGTATGACTGTCCAGATAACTGGACGTATGATTCCGTAGCACATGGAGCGCAATCAATACCCGGCGTTTATGTAAACCTGATTGGAGCAACAACACCTGAACTACTCCAATCAACCCTTCCATCTGATGCAGTAGGCGGAGGTCTTATGTCCCGTGCTATTTGTGTATGGGCAGGAGGAAGGAGTAAGATCGTTACCATCCCTCTCAACGTAGTGGATAAAGATGGAACGAAGGATAAATTGAAAGAGCAGTGGAAATCATTAATAGAAACTCTTACAGACATTTCCCTAATAGAAGGTGAGTTCAAACCTTCAGACTCTTACTTAAAGTGTTGGGCTGAGTGGTATCCTAAACAACACGATACAATAGACTTCAAAGAGAGGAGGTTACTCTACTACGTAGGTAGACGTCCTACCCACCTACATAAGCTCGCAATGGTATTCAATGCTTCGAGGCATGATGGTAACTTAACCTTGACAGACTATGATTTCAGAAGAGCTCTTACTCTCCTACAGAAAACAGAAGCTGACATGGATAAGCCATTCGCAGGTATGGGAACTCGCGAGGACGTGGATATCCAACAAGCCGTAGCGGTTGAGATATATAAGAGGAAGAAGACTACTATCAGGGATTTGTATAAGATGTTCTACAAAGACATTGCGAAGAATGATCTTATCACAATGCTGTCTGAGTTTGAATACAGGGGATATTGTAAAATAGATAGTCAAGGTTCTAACGGTATGCCTTCGACTAACCCTGTAATAATCTACATACCAGAGAAGAAAGGAAAGTCAACTAATGAAGAGAGTTCTTAACGAAGAGAAGGTAGAGAAGTTGAACTTCGTTACCTATGATATCGAGATCAGGAATTGTATTCCGGATAGGAATAAACCAAACGATCCTGATTTTGAGTATTGTAAGGGATGGGATGATTTCCAAGGAATGGGTATCGCTTGTATAGGAGCCTATGAGTCTGCAACTGATCGTTACCGAGTGTTCACTGAAGGTGACATGGGTAGAGGTTTCGGAGAGTTCATTGACATGTTGTTGCGGGCCGACGTGATTGTTGGGTTTAACAGTTACCGCTTCGACAATCAACTTCTCTGCAACGATCCAGTATTCACCAGTGAACTCCTCCGAGTTGGAGGGAAGTTCCGTGATCTCATGGAGTTTGAAGTTTATCTCCAAGGTAAGACCTATGATATCCTCCGTGAGGTTTGGAAACTAAGTGGACTCAATCCCGACGTGTTTAATTTTCGGACGCACGGCGGCGTAGGATTGGACGCAATTGCCGGGGTGACGTTTAACTTGGCTAAGACGGGGAAAGGCGATCTGGCGCCGATCTTATGGCAAACAGGACGGTATGGAGAGTGTATTGATTACTGTCTGAATGACGTGAAACTGACCGTGATGCTTCTTGAATGTATTATCAACGGTTCGGGTATCATTCATCCTAAGTCCATGCAGACAATACATCCAGATCTTCCTTTAGTGTTCGAGCAGATGTATGATGAAGTTGAGGATGATGAGGAGGAAGATGATTCTCTCCTAGAATGGGGTGATGAGTATCTAGAGGAGGAAGAGGATGAGATTCCTCTATACGAGGGAGAAGAGCAATTAATAGAAGATGAAGAAGAGGAGGAAGATGATATAACAACCTAACCTGGGTTGAGGTTAGAAAAAAGAAGCCGGGAAGGTCATAGACTTTCCCGGCTTTCCTTATTACACTCCCGCAGATAAGAAGCGTTCCCTCACATCGTTGAAGATCTTAGATCCTCCTGACAGCAGTAAGATTGTCATAACCTTACCAGCCACAGTCCACTCCGGATTCAATCCAAAGCCTTGAAGAAGATCAAGAGGTGTGCTGATCGCAACAAGTAGTGACATTACCAGCACAATGGGAAACTTAACTCCCTTTCCTTCAAAACGCTCTTGGTAGATTCTCCAGCCAAACACACTAGACAAGGCCATCTCAATAACGATAGCAAAGAATCCATGTTCAAGCATAACAATAGCCAAAGGCATAATAGACTCCATTACACTCTCCTATAGTTTGGGCCAGTAGGGTTTACGTGCCCGTTTGTATTTACCGTTCCCTCTATATCTACTGTTCCTAGCGGGAGCGGATTGAAAATCCTCTGTATGTTCAGCGATTAGATAGAAGGCCCACACTTCAGCATTCACATACCAACCATGTTTAGTATGAGCCATAGCGTCAGCTGTTTGCGGATCAGTGCCGAGTCGAATCTCCCAGGCATCTGGTATTCCATCTGAATCGCTATCAGTTCCTGCAGTTCCTACATAAGTCTCAAATCCTACAGTCTCGGAAGTAGTATCAATCAGTGCACCTTCGCCTGTCCTAATAGTATCCAATACAGCCATATCTAAGCTGTCAAGTGGAAAGGCTCCGGCACTAGTCATTACTAAATCTTTAACTGCCTCGGCATTCAGGATAGTTCCTCTTATATGACGAGTCTCTGGATCATACACCCTATAAGTCTTGCTACCGTTAGCTCCACTCCACTGATCTGCGGAGGTGATTTGAGGTGAGATATTCCCTGCAACATAGAACTTCAAACTACTAGTCGCAGAGGAAACCAAGAATGTAGATGCGGCTCCTACCTGAGAAGAAGTAGATTGAAGGTAATTGTTTATAACCTTAGCAAATCCATGCTCCTGATTCTCAAAGGCATGCTGTCTCCACCCGTAGTGGAAGTTGTTAACAGCTTCAAATCCTGTAGAGTCAGTCTTTGTTCCTCGTCGATTGTAAAGAGCGAATAGATTTTTGTATACACTAATGTTATAGTTCGGATCAGTTCCCGTTGTACTGTTAAAGGCCATACTATGCGGAGTCGAAGGATGCCAACTATCGTATAGTGGATAGGCAATTATACAGTTCTGTATCGTAATGTCGTGAGCCCCATTGCGGATGTCTATCATTTCATCCATGCTATACGCAAATGAAGAGTAGGCAATATTCACATTATACACTTCATTTGTAGAGCTATTCAGTGAGAGGGCATCTCGTTGTGTTGGGTTAGGATTACCAGGGTCAGCTCCTACTCTCATGCGAAGGCCGAGAACAATCTGGTTGGCAGCTCTAAACTCCATCACAGTTTGCCGCATTGAAAACCCTTCACCAGGAGCAGTCACAAACAGCCAAGTCAAGCTATCACCTTGAGGCTGAATAACTCCCTGTTGTTGAAGAGTTCCAGCTACGGTAACTATAATAACCTTGTTACTCTGTGTAGCTGCATCAGCAATAGAACCTGCTCCGACTGTGTTAGTATTCGTAACCAGATAAGCGTCACCTGCTCTACCTCCACTAGCCCACTTACCCGCACCGTCAGCCCAAGGATGCGCTGGTATTCCGGTGTTCTCAGGAATGCTTTGCGCGATGCAATGCTCCCCTAGAAAGAAGAGGATTAGTATAATATAGAATAACCTCATCGGACATATACCCCCTGCCTGATTGTTCCCGCTTGTGATCCGAGGTAGTGAACAGTCACTCTCACCTTGGTATACATCGCACTCGCCCAATTTGATAAGATGTTATTGGTGCTGTAGTAGAGTGGGATATTGTCATAGGCCGCAGTGATTGTATCGCCGATGGATGTATCCGCTATCCAATCATACCAAGTGATATTAATACTCTTCACTGAATTTGTCACCGGTTCATACAACTTCAACTTGTGCACTTGTTGCAAAGTTCCAGTAGTATTATCAACGCGAGTGAACAGAGTCACATTCCCGTTGTGATCCGGATTGAAGGTAATATCCTTAGACGTGAGGGAATCACTAGCCGCAGTGTTGGAATAGTCCAACGTCTTTGTAGTAGAGTTCCACTCTGTCTGGAATCGATTCTGACTACCTGGGAGGAAGTCCCATACAGTCTCACCTATAACGTGCCCTCTCTGAGCAGACACGAATAAAGACATTAACAACAAAACTAAAAGAGCTTTCATAGCTTCTCCTATTGTGGTATAATAAAGTGATCCAAGGCTTCAGCTTTCTTTAGCATCTCAGCCCTTAATAAGTTTCTCTCTCTGGGTGTCATAGAGGCGATCTTGGTTCTCATCTTAAGAACCGTATCTATGTCAATGCTGTATACAGCAGCATCTTGTAGTAGATCCTTAGGAAGTTCTCTTCCCAGAACAATCTGTTTTACAACCTTATCCCAATACCTCTTTCTATTATCACTACGAATCCTCTGAGCTTCTTTCCAGGTCCTCTCCAAGACTTCAATGTTAGTCTTTTGAACAGGAGAGATACCAGACGCTATCAACATGCGATCCCATAGTCCTCCAACAGGATACGCTAGATTTCCCTGACTGTCCCTTACCCAGACGTTAGGCTCAGCCCATTTCTTTGAGAAGAGGTTATCACCAGCTTCAGGTAATCCTGTATTGATAGCCTCTTCCAGCTTACCATTCTTTACACGTCTCCAGAAAGGATCCCAAACCTGAACAGTCTGATCCAACTGATCCATGTAGTACATCATTGGAGATAGACCTGCAACCCAATCAATTGCTCTATCTTTGATGAATATAGGTCCTTCCTTATCACGAAGCATACCAGCAACAGCTGCTCCTCCAGGAGCTACCACGTCGCGCATGAGTTTATAAGCATCAGAGAGAAAAGGCCCCATCCAATCCTCTGGTCTCCTTGGAAACTGAAGAGCAGCGGCAGGGGATGCATCACCTCCAACAGCACCAAACACGCCACGAAGGAGAACGTTGGGTATAGGATCTTCCTTGTCTTCAGCAAACCACTTCTCAATGTCATCTAGCAAACCTCCCATTCCTAGAGCAAAGAATATAGGTAAAGACTTTAGAGTGTAAACTATTCCTCTTGGTCCGGCAATAGCCAATTGGAGTCCAAGATATCTAGCCCACTCCCATTTCCTGAGAGTCGAGACAAACTCGATCTCTTTAACCATATACGTTTTGAACTGCCCAACGAGCTTTCCAACTGGACTACGGAGGAGCTTACTAATCGCAGCTGTATTATAGGCAAACTCCTGAAATCGAAGAGATCGCGCAGCCGCAGTTGCAGCTTCAGGATGTCCGAGTCCTCCAATTTCTCTATGATAGATATAGTTAGCAGCATAATTGTGCCTTCTGACCCTCTTTTCAGGAGCAGTGAATAGTCCGAGAGGTTTCCAGATAGGCACTCTTGTATCAATCTTTCCACTCGCATCAACAGCGAAGTCAATCCCGAGCCGTCCATTTTTCTCTCCCTCCAATAGCAAATCATCCATGTTAACTTCATCACCTTGAGGCGAGGTGTATATCCAATCATCTGAACCTGGCTTAACCCGTATCCCTCTCGCAGCCCTTGCGGAGATATCAGAACCTACCTTAACCCAAGTATGTCCAAAGCCTCCGAAGGCATTGATGAATGCCCCTACTGGCCTATACGCCAACTTCAAGTTAGCAGTCAAGTTTCTAGCTACTCCAACGTAGGAACCTAAACGTCCTAGTTCCCAACCAAAGGCTGCTGATATATCATCGGCTACCCTCTCACCAAAGGAATAGTTAGCGCCCATAACTTCATTGATCTGATCTTGTATTACTGCCTTCACATCATCTCTATAGTCGTTAGGATTTTCTTTAGACTCTTTCTTGAATCGCCTAATGATCGGGGTCATCACTATTCTCTTCTCCATTGCGTGAAGATATCTAGGAAGAACCTCGAATATATCTTGTTCACCTGCCAAGACATTTCTACGCTCAATAGTAGGATTCACACGTGCAGGAGAAACTTCCACCTCAAAGGCAATAGGATCAAGGCCATTTGCTTTTCTCGTATTATTAATAGCCTTTGCCTTTACCTTAGCTTTCTTCAGGTTACGTGCAATGGCATGAGTCTTTCCATCAGCATCTACAACCTTATAATTACCTAACTCTATTCTTGTATAGAAGTCCTCAAGTCCCCAGCGTCCGATCTCATCATACTCATCAACCGCCGCTTGAACCTTCTTCTTCTCTCTATCAAAGACGCGCTTCTTCTTGCGCTCTACTACCTTTCCTCCTCTATTCCATTTATCAATAGCTTCTTGTTCTGTAAGAGGTTTCTTCTTCTTGCTACTTGTTTGCGCCTTAATAAACTCGGCTCTCGCCATAGACTCTGTATCTACAAACGCGTCAACAGCCGCTGGAACAGTAGAACTTCTCTCGATAGCAACCGCACGAAATGCTTGATTAATCGCAGGATCGAGATCAACTATAAATGATTCCTGCAAAGAGTCTTGCATCCTAGTCTTGACATGTTCAAAGAGATCAAAGAGACCTCCCTTACCATCACGACCTACTACAATCTGCTCAAGATTAGGATGCTTCTTGTATATATCTGCAAGCTCAGTGCGGAGGTCACGAGCCTTCTGGCCTGATACATTGATGAGAGGATTGCGAAGATCCGATATAATCTGTAACACTTTCCCACTCAACATTCTTTCTTTCTTAGAAAGTCGAGTTTTTCTAATCCTACCAATTACAGGGCTGCCTCCAAGCAAAGCCTTCCACCATACTTCATAGTCAGCTTCGTTATGCTGCATCTTTTGCTGCGCTTCAATCACTGTCCCAGACATATCCAGTGGAGCAGTTCCAATCGCTCCCTTTTCTACTTCACGCCAAATAGCGAATTCAGGAGAACCAACCTTCTGCCGCAAGTTACCAATGCGGCTAGGTCTGTTGTATGTGACCTTATCAATATCATTAGCCTCATCCACAGGAGTAGAGGCAAGGTCAGCTTCTTGCCTACGAAGAGTCTGTCCATAGTTAGTATCACTCTTAGGAGTCGCAGATCGAAGAATATCCTCTCTTCTTGTCTCTTGCAGTGCAATCATATCAGCACGAGCATCTTCATCAAATTGAGCGAAAGGACCAAGTCCTTGCTGTATCTCATTGATAGCAGCATTAATACCATCAATCTCTTGTTGTTGCTGTTCAGAGAGTGAACGACTTCTATCCAGTAACTCCGCAGTTTGTCGTCCAAAGGTTTGAATATCCTCTACTTCTTGGAAGTAGTCAATATCCCCTATTCTATTCTTTCTAGCTAACGAGAGGCCAAGAGCATTAGCAGCAGCTCCAAGTATGAAACCTGCAGCACCTCCTTCACCTGCCCCTTGAAACAACTCCCTCTCTGCATCAAACACATCCTTAGCAACTGCATTAGTCAGGAAGGTCTGAGCTGTTTCCTGAATAGCTTCTTCCAAGCCTCCTTGAAATACTTTCTTAGTAAGAGTAGGAACTAACTCACCCTTAAACACTCTGTTAATCCTACCCAAAGCCCTACCAACAGGAATAGCTTCAGTAGCACCAATAGGTAAAGTTTTCACGAATGCTTCAAACGCGTCTTCCTCACTAGCACCATGTCGTTTAGCATCTTGGAATTGCTCCGCGCCTCCTGATATTGAGCCGAGAAGGAGAGGGCCACCTGGACCAGCTGCGCCGCTGGCAAAGAATCCAACGAGGCTACCTGCTCCTTCAGTAAGTGTTGTTGTAACAAACTCATCTTCAAAGTCAGGGTTGTTTGGGAAGTGCTTACGTGCGAAGTCCCTAAGATCCTGACCCATCTGGTAAGTAGCGAACTGTTCAGCCCTAAGTTTAGGATTCCCTTGCTCATCTTTCTCGACCCCTCCAAAGAATCTGTTAAGTCCTGCAGCCATAGCACCTACACCTTCAGGAACTCCAGCGAACAGTTCTAAGAAAGACCTGCTAAAGTTATTGAAGGCAGCGCCTACCCTGTTAATAGAGGGATCCCCTCCGGCAGCAGAGAGACCGGAGGTTGTAGATCCCTGCGGGCCTGGCGCTGACCCTAAGAATTCCTCGAGCGAGAGTTTCTGGCCAACCTGGTTAGGTGCGGCTTGAGGAGTTGTGGAAGGTTGTTGACCTAGAAACTCATTTAAACTCAACTTCTGTCCTACCTTTGGGCCGGTAGTATCAGGGGATTGAGTGCGCTCGAGGAGATCTGCTTGTGATATTTGTGGAGGCATTTGATTACCTTACTTTTACAATTTCAACTTGTCCATCTGGAAGGATCTTAACTTCCATTCCATCAGCGGAACGTAAGAGGTTACCGTTAGGAAGTAGTTCGAAACCTTCTGGAATCTCTTGAGCAGCACCTCCTACATTCATAAGAGGTTGACGACCAGGGTTAGCAAACTGCTCCTTGAAGATATTAGAATCATGCTGGTGGCCTAACCAAACAGCCGGAAGATTTCCAACTCCCTGCTCAAAGTTAATATCCAGTGCAATCTGATTCTCATAGGCTGCCTGCGCTTCAGGGTTATTGAATGTCACTGTTGGAGGTCCGTCAGGGTTTTCGATGATAGATACTTCATCTCCAAACTCACCAGCAATTGTCTGAGCAACTCTCCTACGAATAGCCATATCAAACTTGAATGCGTTATTAATAGCTTGGTTCGCAGTGATACCCTTATCAGTGTTCTTGTTTATCCAATCCCGGCCGATCTCTGTGCGGTCGCCTGTACGTGGATTGAAGAGAACAGTGACCTCATTCCCTTGATCCTTGAAAGATCGAATCTGCAGGTTAGTCTTGTCAATATTCCCTAGAAGTTTCAACTCCTTCTCATGCTGGAATCGACGTTCGAATGGAGCAGTAGCAGCTGTAGTTGCAGCAGCCTGACCAGTTAGTGCTTCCAAGTGACGTTGGCGGATGGAGTTTAATCTCTCTTCCTGTACCTGCTTATCAATCTTCAACCGTTCATCTGCGGTGATAGCGTTAGCAATATCTCCAGGTATCTCTACTTGAGAAGGATCATCAGCATTACGTACAAGTTCCAAGTAGCGCTGTTGTGCTATATTAGCAGCACGTCCTTCTCCAACCGCTCCAAGAGAATGAGCAATAGTTCCTTGCGGCGATACTGCCTGTGCCAATTGTCCAAGCAGTCTACCAGCGTTTGGAGTGTTGAGGAATCTTCCCTGTTCAGGCTGAGGAGTAGCAGACTCAACAAATCCTTCAACAGGTCCTTGGATAGGAGTTTCTCCTTGTCTCACTTGAGGGTCGATAAGTTCTACAGGAGTATTCCCTTCAAACTCAAATCGACCTCCATCAGCAGTTTGTATACTGGCTCGTCGAAGATTAGATTCAGGATTAGAAACCTGATCTAATACAGTCTGAGGAGAAATACCATTGTTCGGAGTAGGCCTCCGAGCATTCCTTGGCCGGCTGATAAGACCTGCTTTATTAAACTCCCTATTGTTCGCAGTGGAGACAAACCGATCAAACTCATCCTCATTAAAGGTTCCTTCAGGAGGCTTACTAAAGAAGTCAACAATGTTGTCAAACCCTGTTTGTATATTCGTTAGCAACAAATCACCAACGTTTTGGCTAAGTGTTGCAGGTGGTATAGCAGGCAAATTGCTAGGCCCTTGCGGAGTCAGAGAAGTATCTAAACTCTCCAACTCATTGTTGAGGCTATCAATAGCAGTGAAGTCATTCCTCTCACCGGCCTCTCTTAACTGCCGAAGCAGTTGATTTCTTCTACTTTCAGGTACACCCATTTCTATCTCCTATCTTATCCAAGTCCGAGTAAGAAGCCTCCGACGCCTCCAATAATACCACCGGCAACTGTTCCAATTCCAGGCACTGTCGAACCAATAGAGGCTCCAGCCAATGCTCCACCTAATATAGCTTGACCTTTAGTAGGCTTAACTGGATGACGTTGCACACCACCTGCAGCAGAAGCAAGTAAGTTACCTGCATAAGAGAATGCCTTTACATCCCAAAGTGCTTCCTCTACATCCATTTCCAGGTTCCACTCAGCTTGGTTCTGCTTAGCTTGGATTTTAGTAGAGAAGATCTGAGCCGCTAGTTGAGCAGCTTGTCCGTAGTTACCTACACGACTGACGAGCAACTTGAGGATAGTCTCTGCCGCAAGTGTTGCGGTCTTTACCAATGATTCTTCACGGGTTAACTTCAACCGCTGAACGAGTTCATTCTCACTATAGTAAGCCTGATGAGTTTGAATAGCATCCATCCAGTACTTATCATGACGGTTACTGACATCACGATAGAAGTCCCTTCTTTCCAAGGACTTATCGTTGTAATAGAATCCATACCTGGCCAGCTTCTCATTCAAGTGAGTAGCAATAGATTGAGATAGAATACCAAGGTAAGCATCACGACGAGCTTGGTAGTTACGTGCCCGATTGTCAGCATCAAAATCATCAACAGCTTTCTGGAACTCTTCTTGCCTCATTGCCATTCCAATAGCATAAGCAGAGGTCAACGTTGCTCCAATGTCAGCCATGCCAGCAGCCCAGATAGCGCTATCCCTTTGGAATTGGCCCTTACGACGATTCTCAAACGCGGTAGCCTGTGCGGTTAGGTGAGTCTCATCATTCGTTGCATCGAGAACAGAGGGTAAACCAGCGATAGCGGAGGCAACAGCAGTTGAGAAGTCAGTAAAGATATCCGAACCTGGAGTAGGAATGTCACCTGATACTGGAGTAGGAATCTCCGAAGAAGGTGCGGCTATCTCAGATCCCGGAGCAGAAATGTTCTGTGAGATTGCAGTGAGTTGGGCCACTATCTTAGCAATAGCATCGTCAATGAAAGTATCCCAGGAACTTGTAGAGATAGTACCTACTGCGGTCTCATAAGTACTCAACCGACTCTCAATACTACTGATAGCATTATCAGGATCATAAGCCTTAGCAGCTTCTGGCCTGTTAATATCAGTGTAAGGAGTAGTACCTGTAATCATGTTTTCAACGATGTCAACCATTGAAGAGGAGACAGTATCATGACCTGCTCCAGCTTCATCAGTGTTTGCTAATAAATCAGCATGCACTGCCATGATATAATCTGGATAGGTGCTAGTGGAAGCCGCTCCACCGCCTCCTCCATTACCTCCGTAGAAAGTCTGCTTTACAGCAGGCTCTATAATATCTCGGAGGAGATTAAAACTTTTATCCCTGAATAGTTCCATTAGATTATCCCTATGTTTATAAGGGTTTGACTTGCATCTCCTCCCATTCTCCGAACCATCTGGATAACGCGAGGATTATTGCTATACGCAATTATACTTTTACAGTTGTATTCACGTGCAATTCTTTGGATACCTTCAATACCACCTGACCAAGCTTCATCATCGAGGAAGCCTATTCCATAGAGAACAAGCACCAACATATGCTTCTGCTTCAGGATCTTATCTTCCAGCAATTGAAGGATTACCAAGCCCCTCAATGTAGTTCCCTGCACTCCAAAGTAAGCCATCAAATCTTTCTCGAGGAGAGCTTGAAGACAGTTAACTACAAAGTCTGGCTCTTGAGTTTGGATATGCGCCGGAACAGCAGTCCTTAAAGCATGTTCTAAAGTCGCCCAATTATCTGTGATATCCTTAGAAGTTAAGTTGACTAATGTCAACTGATCTTGTGTATCGCTTGTCTGAGTGGGTGATCTCAACGAGGACTTCATTTAAATACATCCTTTCATAGTTGTTGATACTTATAACCACTCGATGTTCAAGTCCTTCACAGGTTATCTTTACATAGCCTTGATCATTCACAGGATAGAAAGCAGACCGAGTCCAGTCTTCTCTCTTCTTAAACCTATAATCAATGGCTACTTGTGTGGTTACAGTCTCATGCTCTGCTATATAATCTTCCCTAAAAATCAAAGAGACTGACTCAATCCTCTTATCCCCTACAAGTCCATGAGAGAATAGATCTATCACTACCTCACCTTCAGATACGCCAGCCACGTCGTTAGGTAGATCGGAACCTAATCCTCTCGCTTTATTAAAGAGAGATACAACAGAGGTCATCTGCTGCTTCGTCTCTAATAGACCATTAGGAGTTAATACAAAATCAACAGTGTTTGTAGAGATATAGAACCTATTGTCGGCATACTGCACTGTGAAATGCTGACCCTTATAAGGCTCCAATATTCCCTGGTAATCAAGTTCGGACAGTTGAAGATCAGCTCCTAGTTGCCAAAGCCTACAATCCTTATCCACCATTACATGACGGAGATTGTCCCCTGCGACTGCTCCCATATTATGAATAGCTACTGGGAAGACTCCCTGGGGAATCCTAGGAGCAATAACTGGGGTTGGTTGCACGTGGTGTTCCAAGGCAACAGCGCCGCCTTCGGAGTAGGCGATAAGGAACTGGCCCAGTGGAAGGATGTTCTGGATTGCTCCGTTGACGGGGATATAACCAAAGCCACCTCCTCCTTGTCTCCATAAGTCGAAGATATATGGACGGGTTGAACTATACCCTGATCCGGATAAGTAGGAATTCTCGAACAGAGTTTTGAAGAACAAGGGCAGGACATCTCCACCTCCAATTACAGAGTACCAGTAAAAGTTCTGTTCCATAGGAGCAAGGATATTTCCTTCCTGCTTAGGAACTTCAAACTTCATTCCAGTGTCAACCTTCTTAGCATCCCATTCATTGAAGAGGGCTTTCCAGTCGCTGTTCCAGAATGTGTTATAGTCAAAGCCCCCCATTACTATTCTTCCCTTCCAAGAAGTCATCGTATTGGAAGTAAAGCCTTTCTTTACATAGACGTTGGAGGGAGTAGTCCCTATCATTATCTCTCGATAGTTGAAATAGAGAATGTTCACTCCGTTAGTCATATACCACGCTTGATCCATATCGCAGAGATGCCAGGGTCCCCCAGCATCTATTGAAGTGAGAGACCCTGTATCAGCGTCATATACGGGCAGCTCTGTAAGAGTGTTGCTTAGGTCTTCAGGTAAGGCCAGGAACACCCTCGTCCGAGTCATTACGAATACAACGCGAGACCCTACAAACATTTGCGGGAAAGGAAAGTCTAATTCGATTCCCTGATCTGTAAGGACATTCTCTGCGAAGGCAAGTTCAAAGGGTGCATAGGGAATAAGTCCCTGGGGATCAGGTTCCAGGTTCAGTAGTCGCACGAGTGGATAACCATCTCTCTGATACCTATTAGATTGTAGGCCTTCAGTTAGAGTTTTCTTGATCCGGTGATGGAAGTGTCGCATTAGTAATGCTCCCAATGAGTTGCTCTAGTTGTTTAATACGCTCAGTCAGTATACCAATCTCAACTTCTAGTACACCAACCTTCTTACGTAGGTGGGCGATCTTTTGAGAATTACTTCTCTTTTCCGCCTCCGGCCGAGCCGCCTGCCTTATTACCCTTGTCATCCTTACCTCCTGAGGCAAGCAGTGCCTCTACCTTAGCCAAGCGATCTTCGAGTTCTTCAACCTTAGCAATCAATTCTTGCTCTTGTGCTGGTTTCATGTCCTATCCTTTCAGTTGGTTACCTGCGTAAGACATATCATCTTCCACAGATTCATAGTCAATTGCATCAATAAGGTCATTCATAGCTATACGAGCATCAATCATCCCTTGCTGATTTCGATAGAACTTCTCAATGGTGTATTGAGTGGCCAACATTAACAGTTCAGGCCATTTCACAGAGTGATAGGTTTCATCACTATCTGCCTCCAACACAGAGAAGAACTGACCTGTTACAATCACAGTGTAAGCCTTATCTGCGGTAGGACGCAGGATGATACCATTCTGCTTATGCCTCTCTGTAGTAAAGATATTCTCTTCGCCATCGTGAGTGAAGTCACCTGTATAAGAAACACTTGTAAGTGCTCTTTGTTGAGGAGCCAATAGCACACGAGCACGTGCCCAATATAAGGGAGTGCTGTTTGTGATGCTCCCAACAGGTTCAGGATAGTCAGCCTTCAGTTCATCGAATTGCTTCTCTTCCAAGACACAAACATCAGTGCCATCAGCAATGGAAACCTTCTCAATAGTCCGAACGTTCTCGGTAGTGAGTAAGCCATCTCCAGCAGCAATGTCCTTCTTATATTCAGAGACGCTATCAGGATTTGGTAGGATAGTATCTAGGTAACGCTGTCCAGCTTGGATAAAGAAATCAATCTTATTCCCAGCAGAGAGGTCATGTCTACCTCCAAATCGTAATACATCTGTTCTAATTTCAGCTAGTGTCGCCATGCTATTCCCTATTGTGTTGCACTGTGCAATGGTTAAGGGAAGAGGGGACTAGCCCCTCAACCCAATTGTCAAGTGATTCCCAGTAATCACTATCCATCCTGACCGACGCCGAACAGCACCAGCCACTGGTTTGGAAGCTTGAACTTCCAACCGATCTCAGCGAGCCAACCATCATGATCACCGTCAGTTCCATTCGGAGCAAGGCCTTCCTGGAATTGCAGTTGACCAGATTCACCGCCTCCAACCAGAGGAACAGCCTTGGCATTCTTCGGAACCATACAGACCATGCAATACTGCATCGTAGACTCTTGCGAGAACAGAGGATGAGTCTTCAGGTCAATGATTCCAAACGGAGTCCGCCAGGAAGTTACCTCGAGACCAAAGTCATTCTGACCTACAGTCAGGTTGACCCAGCCATGGTATTCAGCGAGTTCATTGATGCCCATCAACGCTCCATCACCACAGTGGGCGAGGATACGCTTGCCGGCTGCATAGCGGAACAGAACCTTGATATACTCGTTGAGCCAGGTTTTACCCTTGTCCAACCAGGTTTGAGCAGCATAGTCAATGCGGAAGTCGCGGACTGCTGACGGGTTATGCTCACGCAACCAAGGAATACATCCCTGGGTGAATCGCTTCGGCTTGTTGTTGTTACCAGTTGCAGTGCGCTTCTGGCCCAACCAGCCTTGCCATTCGATATCCATCGAGATCAGTTCCAGCGTATCCATCTTATCTTCCAGGTAACCGTTGCCGGTACGCAGGCGAGTGGACTTCGCGGTACGAGAGATCTCGAAGGTGTTACGGAAGATCTGCGTCAAGTTGTCATACTCTACTGGATCATAGACCAGACCGCTTGGAGCAGCACTGTTTTCCTCAAACGCGGCGCCGATGAAGAGAACTCGATCGACAGTGGTGAGGTTGTAAGTAGTCGGATCAGCATCATTGTCATCAGCTTCATTGAGCTCGACAGCGATGTAAGAGTTAGCTCCCGAAGAGAGGAAGTCTACGATGGAACCTGAGACGTCCACATTCATACGAGAAGCATCACGGAGGACGACACCTTGCTTCAAGCGAACAAAGTTGAAATCGTTGCCCGTTGCGGTCGCGTCTACCTTCACATACACTACACCACCAGCAATACCAATGGTAGCTTGGTGAGTAGCGCGGACATATTTAGTGCTGAGCCCGGAGTCGATATAGACCTCATCGGCAGTCACGTCCAAGGAACGGACAGGGAGAGTCTTCGTCCACCAGTTGAATTTGTAGGAGTCTACAGTTTCGGTCGGTAGCATACTCTGCAATGCAAACAGAGGCGACATCCCATTTGGCTGCTCACGGAGAATAAACTCTTCCCAGCTCTCTGGGACTTGATTGGCTTGCCAATCAGTCGTTGATCTTAAGCCTTGATAGGCGCTCATTTTAGTATCTCCAAAATTTTCAGTTTTCTAGGATTCGAACTCAATTGCAACACAGAACACTTCCTGAGAAGATCCAAGGCGGTTACGCACTCGGGTAGTTCCAGAAGCGTTGTAGACGCAGAGATTCGTGTCAGTGTTAGCAGCGGCCATGTTAGCAGACCCTGCTCCTAAAGAGATTGCATTGCCTCCAGAACGGGTAAACATACCCATCTCCGTTCCATTGGAGACAAAAATCATTCCATAGGAACCTGACGTGAAAGGCAGGTCAAACTGACCTTCATCTGCCAACGTTTCCTTGAAGGAATACAGGTTGAAACCCTTCTGAGATTCTCCACTGGAAGCTGCCAATGCGCCCTTGATAAGAGCACTGAAGACAGCGTTACCAGCAGAGTTCTGCTGCATTCCAATGTTCGTAAGAATTTTTGCCAAACTCATAGTTTAAGCCCTCCCTACGAAATAGCATTTTCAAGGATTCGCCAGCGTTGGCCGTCAGATTGGACGACAACTGCATCATCATTTGCATCCAGGGTCAGGTCGGTCCAATCAACGGAGTCGTCCTTGTCCTGAAGAGTCACACCAGCAGCAGCATCGGGAACTGCAATGTGGATCGGACCTGCCCTCTCAGCAACCGAAGGAAGCGTTGCAACAGCAGTGGCAGTATTCGTTCCATCACGCAGGTAAATCACGACACGCTTGTGATGCTTCTCAATAGTGATAGTCTGACCAGTGTCAGTAGTGCTATCATCGTGAACGAGAGTTTGCTTTCCTAGTGGAAGCTGCTCACGCTCTAAACGTTGAGATCTTTCAAAAGCCATGATAACTTTTCTCCATTAAGGATTAAGGTGATTTTTCAATTCTTGCATTTGCCCGGCCAGAGGATTCTTACTATTCCCCTGAGTTTCCTGGCTATGCTTTGGTCGAGAACCTCCACCCTTGGTACTCGGAGGCGGTGCTTGAGTTGACTTGCCCTGAGTCATCTTCAGATACTTGTCAACATCTTGACCAGCTTGAGTAAAGACTTGGAAGATCGACCAATCTTTATGCTCTCCACGCAGTTGGTTCGCTCGTCTAGCTACAAATCCCATGAACGGCATTAGATGAGGATTCAGCGCAGTGAAAATAGTTCTAGCTACTTCACCCTCAATTTGATCTTGGGAAACGCGCCCTGAGGTTTTACCTACATCCAAGAGCAGTTCCTTCTTAAGTTCAGTAACGTCAACAGAAGGACCAGCTCCGGTAGCGGCGATAACCTGGCTTGCAACTTCTTGCGCAAATTTCGTTAGGAAAGGAACAGCAGTTTCATTGTCTGAAAGCTGCTCCGCTACATCAACATCGCCGGAGAGGATTCCGGAAACGTCAAGTGTAAATTCATCTTTCTTCTCAGTTGGAGAAGTTTCAGTCTTACTTTCTTCAGGAGTAGCATTCTCCTTACCGTCCAACTGAGCCTGAAGATTTTGATTCTCTAAGGAGAGAGCGTTCACTTGCTCCATCAAGTCTTTCATTAGAGAGGCAGTGGAACCTTCCTCTTCCTGCTCCGTTGACTCCTCCTTCTTGGATTCATTTTCAGTAGACGCCTCTTCTTTCTTCTCCTCCTTTGGTGGAGTTTCCGGAGTTTGAGTCTCCTGAGATTCTTCCTTCTTCGACTCAGTAGTCTCTTCAGGAGGGGGAGTGTCGTCGCCAACTTCAGGCTCCTTAAGACGATTGGGAGTTCCTCCTTTACGGTTCATCAGCTCACTCATTTGATCGAACTGCTCAGGAGAAAGAAGAGAACCTTCTTGCTCAGTTACATTAGTAGTCTGCTTTCCTCCGGGACTTTTAATTGCCGAGGAATTGGACTCTTGCGCCTGTTGTGTAGGACTTTCAGGAATAGGCATGCTAATCTCCTTGTTCTCTCTTATGCTGTTGAAGCTCTAACATGTCCTTGAGAAACTCAGGGAAACCTAGATAGAGTCTTGCCATAGCGGCCTCTGCTTGCAGCACAAGAAGTTCTTCTTTAGTAAGGTGAGTTCCTTTTTCTAACTCATCCCTTACTTGTTCTAACTGGATTTGAAAAGCTTCCTTTAACGCTAAGGATACAGGATGCTCTTCATATGATTTAATGTCGCCTTTAGAGACGTTGAACTCTTCAAGACGCTCAACGGCTTTATCTTTAGCTTGCTGCTTTAGTAAACTTTCGTCACTCATTATCCTACCTCTGCTAGTGGGATGATGTTTCCTGCTCTAACCTGCTGATCAACTTCTTGAGGTTGAGCTACTTGAGTCTCGATAGCCTGCTCTTGCTTGAGAAACTTATTCGCGTCCTTCACGCCAAGGAGGCGAGCAATATGTAACCAGGCTCTTACAAAATCTATTCTCTGGAATAATCCAGGATGAGCTGCGGATGTAGTGATCAATTCATTCCAGGCTGTTGCAGTATCTGCACTGAGGATAGTTCCATCCTTTGGAAGAACATCCCAAGAAATATCCATGGAAGAAGGACGGAATGACTCTCCACCTTCAAAGCCATACTCTTGCTTCAACACTTCTTGATAGTCACCAAACATCTTAACATAGCGTATATCTTCACCAAACTGAGTTAGGTTGAAAGCTAGTTGATGGGCTATATTGTAGTGTCCTTGCATACCCAATAGGAGAGCATCTTTCTCTTGCCTACTCAATTGATTTCGGTTAGCAGCTTGAGCTTCAAAGGAAGATACACGCGATCCACGTCTGTCTACTGCGCCTCGAGCAGAGTCTGATAGACCTGAAGCAGAATCAGAAAAGTTCCGAAGGAATCCAATGTCTGCGATATTGCCTCGAGTGATATCCTCTACACGTAGTTGAGAAATAGCTTTATCAGTCATCCCTCTACCAAAGGCTCTCTTTCTCATGCGAATAACCATACCCTCTTTAGTGTCCATCAAATCATTGATGTTGACAAGGGAAGGGTCAACTACAAGCATGTTATTGATACTCTTCCGGATGTTTGTCTGATGACTATTCCAGAGGAAGTTCATACTTACCTGCGTAGGATGCTCGATCTCCAATCGAGAGATTGGGATGGTTGAGTGTCCATCCATGCTACTACTATCCACGCAGTAATCAATCTGGTTGTGATCGTAAGGTTGTTTAATTGCAGCAATGATGATACGATCACCACCTACTCCAAACTTCCATAGTTCCGGAACTGTTGACCTACCCATACCAAGCTCGGCTGGAATGATGCGAGCAGTCATCCACATTACATCAATAGGACGACTATAGTTCCCATACGCTTCACTATTGGGAGTTACTCCAGACTTATCATAGCGACCAGAGATTGTTTCTCCTGCATCATAAAGAGCCGAGGTTCCTACTCCCTTTTGGAAGTAGTCTATGTTGAATAGGTTTTCATCAACGGCTTCTAGATTCTTGAGAGATAGCCAAGAGAATCTTTCAATGTCTCCAAAGTAAGCCATCTCGTTGACTTCATGTATAACCTTGACCGGATCTGGTAGTGTATTAAATGGGTCTGTTGCTCGGAGAGTTGTACCTGAATACCCAGGGACATCCTCCCTAACACCATTCACAGTCTTGAAGACTCGTTGCCCTACACTCCAACCAGTGCAAACTGCTCCAAATCCGTAGGTAATATCATCCATCCACTGCGTATAGAGAGCAAGTGCATGTCTGTTTTTAATGCTATCTTGGCGAAGAGCCATCTCAAGTAGGATTGTTCCTAGCCTATCATCCGGATCACCTGAATACTCAAATCCAAAGATCGTATCCCGTAGGAAAGCTGCGACTCTATAAGTCATCAGTATCTCACGCACTGCGTAGATGTGAGGCACAACCATAGAGATAGGCTTGCGACTATCCGCTTGCTTCAGCTTCTTCTCAGAAGTGTCCGCAGGGATATATACTGTAGCTTGTCGATTGATCTCCTTCCAATCAGCATAGCGTGGCTCCATATAGTTCTTAGAGGCACAAGCTAATTGGTTGAGGAAGGTTAGGATCTTCCTATGTTGTTCAGAATCAGGATGAAGATTAAGTCCTTCAGGATACCGTTGCTTATACAGCGTAGTATCAATCTTAATATCTTCAAAGTTTATCTGAGCAGCTCTTAAATTAGTGTGATTATGTGGCATACTATTTCTCGCTTCTCAAGATTGCGGATTCGGCTCGACCTAACATTCTAGTATTCTCTTCTATACACTTACTATTCTCTTTCATCACTTCAATCAATGCTGCATCCCTAGCGTGTAGGGCATCTAACGCTATCTTATTTTGGTCCTTTACAAACTTAAGGAACACAATAACAAGCGCTAGTAGAAAAAATAACACTGGGGCCGAGTTGGCTAGCCCCTCTATTCCCAAAAGCTCACTCATCACTTCTCCCTAGGATTACACTACAATCCTTGTTTTAACTATTCCCTACCTTTATAATCATAATAGAACTTTGACCTGCTGTAGTATCCATATTGGTAGAACCTACTAACCTCCTTGCTCTAACTCTAATCTTATCAGTGGCATTGATGTCCACTAAGAAACCTTTACCTGCTGTAGTAACCCCTCCAACCTCGCGTAGGTAGGCTGAGCAAATACTCTCTTGAATCACTGCATAACTACCAACTCCAAGAGGATCAAGTTCAACTGAAGCCTCCAATTCCGCTCTAGCTCCTCCAGCAGTGTCTGTATCATCAGCGCTAACTGCGAAATTAATGTAGTATATTCCGTCATTATTAAAGGTTATTTCGTCAGAGGCTAGTGAGAAAGCTGCATTAGCTACACTCACTGTATCCATGTTAACTGTGATACGGGTCCCTGTGATAGATTGATTTCCTACACCATCACGAACTTGATAGGGCTGCATGTCAGGAAACACTGCCCCACCTGTGAGATCCACCTTGCGAACCACATCAGAGTCATCATCAGGAGCTTCCTCAACACACATCTTTCCACCTACCCTTATACCCCTCATAGTCATTGCAGGGTCATCAGGATAAACGGTCTGTGTGTCGTCGTAGGTTACTACCTTAGGACCAATCCAAAGTTCCTTGTCAGCCATTATATAGACCTAAATTTAGCTTGATCAAGTGGACCTTCATCGTAAAGGTCATCATATTCTGCTTCAATGTCTGCGGCTCTTTCCTCGTAATCCTCAGCTCCTTCATTAGGAGCAAGGAATAGCTCTAGCTTATCTAAAGCTTGGTCGAGGTAAGCTGCTGTATCTAAGACGTCCCACTCAGCACAGTTTGGAAAGGACATACATTGATCTTCAAGGTCAGCCGTTGCATTGCGGTTAAGCCGAACAACGTCTCTCTGACAGTTCGCTAGGAAGGACATTGCTCTACCTATCTTACCACCTTCTTCACCCTTGAACTCAGCTCCCTTACCTCCCCTACTCTTGAGTTCGATAACTTCAATGTAGGTTCCTCTCTTTATCATCTCAGATTTGAGAGGGTAGGTGATATGCTGTTCTAGTCCCGTAGTTTCAATAGCGATAGCCATGAGAGGAAATAGGTCGTTTAGGGCGAACACCTCATTGTAGAAGTCCAACGGCGTTAGGTGTTTAGCATAGGCCTTGCGAAAATAACACATCGGCATTTCATTATCGCCTCCGTCTAGGTCTAATCCCACTAGAGAGAATCCATAAGGATTATTCTTTGGATTGCTAGTCCTTGACGGGTCAACTATGAGAAGGTTGAGGATACGCTTACGAGCTTCTTTAAACCCTTCATCTGCTTCGTCATAGAAATGGAGGTTGTTAACAAAAGCGTTATCTTCAGGGGCAATCGAAGTAGACATGAACTCCTGATAGAAGATAGTCATACGACCTTTCTTCCTATACTTCTTGATCTCCTTATCCAACTCTGCTTGGCTCATGTAATCCGGCATGAGAGTTTTATAAGTAGATCCTTCAGGATCAGGAGCCGCTAACTTAAGCTTGATAGTTAACCAATCAGGATCATTCTCAAGCTCGAACGGGATATCTTTCGCGTGCTTCTTAGTGTCGATATACATCATGAAGTAGTTATCATCGTATCGACTGATCGTGTTGACAAAGTCAGAATCAAACCACTCCGCTATCTTCTTGCGATAGGACTCCGACCGGAGATTATCTCTATTGAGAAGATCATCAATCACCCACATGTCAGGGCGAAAGCGTGTCCACTTCAAACCACGAACTTGCTGACCAGCTCCACGAGGTAGGACTAAGGTGCGTCCTCCTGCTACGTAGGACTTCTTACTGAACTGCATACTCTTGTCATTGATGAGAGAATCTTCAACATCAATGGTCTCAATAGGTTTGAACATGAGACGGAGTAGGCTATTAGTGAGAAGATCAGCTTTGATTGCTTCAGTTCGTAGCTCAGAACCTCCCTCGAGAGAGTGTGACATATAGCCAATGAAGTGCTTCTCTTCCCAAGAGATCTGATCCTTTACAAGGAACTCACATATAGTAGACTTTCCAAACCCCCTTGGCCCAAGCATCAATACCTTGTTATAACCAAGAGTGCCTGCCTTATAGGCATCATAGATTTCAAAGATCTTTTCGTGCAGCGAAGACATCGGCTTGTAGAAATCTTCACCGTAGAATAGCTTCGCGCAGAACATACTATCTCTATAGGCAGTAGATAGGATCTCCCTGATAGTCTTATCTTTCAGGAATTCTTCAACTGTATGAGAACGAGAGGAGATCAACTCGATAAGAGAAAGAGCCTCGGCAACTCTAGTCTCTAGGTTATCGAGCTTTATACTCCGAGCCATCGCCTGCTCATGTCCCAAGACAGAGGTTTGATCAGGGAATGCAGTGATCTCTTGCACCATGCAATGCCTTCCTGCTAGCTTACCGTTAAGGTGTTTCTATAGTGATAGTTCCAGCACTGCCGTCGATGGTAACTCGCTGCGTGCTGTTTATATACCAAGCCAAGGTTTCAGGCGTTCCGTTACTGTCATTGTCGAATAGTCCAATCTTACCTGCTGTCTTCTCAGAGTCGAATTCCGCTTCGGTGTATGTATGCAGGTAAAGAAAACGAAAAGGGTTATTGCCATTACCAAGCGAAGAAGCATTACTACTCTCCCCTCCTAAACCTATATAATCTCCGTCGATTACAAAGTTTCCGTTGAGTCCTACATACTTCCAATAGAGAGTATCTGTTGAGACCTTCAATAAGTAGGTCTCTCCAGTGGCTCCGGCCGACCTAAAAGCGAGAGTGTCTGAGGAGAATATACGAGTAAGGTTTGATGTTCCATCAATGACTAACTTACCGGCATTAGCCTCAAATAGATCCTCGTCAAACCCATATCCATCCCTCCAAGCAGGCCAAACTGAGTAGGCAGGAGCTCCTCCAGTCTGATGCTTGATAGTATCAGGAGTTCCATCCTGAATATGAAAGCGCCAAGTAGCGTTGCCTGGGTCTGTAGTATGTCTCTTTAAGAATAAGTCAGCAGCACGAGCTTCAGGAGATCCAATACGAAACGCATCATTTGTGTTGGCGTCTATTTCAATAAGATCATCAGTCGCATCATAGTCCATCTCAACATATTTCGTTGAACCTGCAGGTCTTACACGGAATAGTCCCACTGAATCCATCTCTACATCACCAGCAGAGGAAGGTTGAAAGACTATATCGTTACTTTCTCGCCATATCTTTAAGCGATGAAAGAAATCCAAGGTGTCATTGATGGTTAAGTAACCAGATCCAAAGTTAGTAGACCGATTTCCCAATGTCCAGTTGTTACTAGATACCTTATTCGCCGTAGTTAGGTCAATATTATTCCAATAGAAGTTGGATGTATGGACATTAGTCTTCGTATTTACAATTCCCTGGTTCAGATTGCGCATTGTGTTGTTCTTAAACACGTTATTAGGGTCTTGAGCGCTTCCGAATAGGGAAATTGCAGTGTCTGCACCTACATTATGACCGAAAAAGGTGTTATCCTCTACATAATTTCCGGCTCCTTTGAGGATCATGTGCGTTTTATAGTGCGAAAAGCGGTTGTTTATAGCAATAAGGGAGTCAGCTTCACACCAGAGACCATAGTCTTTCGTCGCAGCAGTCGCGTTTCCGTCAATAGTGTTGTTATATAGCTGAGGATTAATAACCCTTGAACCGAATTTGATTGTTCCCTGCCCAGCATTGAGGAAAGTATTGTTATCAAAGTAGGCATAGGAGTATCCGAGGATGTCAAATGGATCTCCACCTCCACCATTCATGATGAAAGTGTTATCTTTCACTATAAGATAACCAGCATCGGATGCCCTGATGTTATAGTCTTCTCCAGTAGACATCAACTTGCCATCTACACCACCAACAATCCAGCCTTGGATGACAAGGGAGTTGAGAGAATCTCCAAACGCAATGCCAAAGTCACCTTCATCGATAGTGAACTTAGTAACCGTTGCGCCGTTCCCCATATAATATGTCCAACCTATCCCCAGACCCTTATGCTCTATCTCTCCAACTGCAATAGATGGATTGGCGATGACAAAGTTATTGAATGAAGTATCACAGAGAACATTGTCATTCGCGTTAGTGAGATAGCGAAAGCAGTCTGTCGCAAAGTTTAAGGCTAGAACACTATTATACGTGCTCTGCATACGCATAGCCGCTTGGTTATTCACCCTACGAATATGGTTCCCATATACAAAGTTGTCGCGAGTTTCGTTGTCGGTAGCAGGGTTAGTCCAGTTTAATTCTATCCCGTCGCCAGTTACAACTGAATCCACTTTATTGTTAGTGATGATGTTATAACCACCTCCCCAAACAGAGATAGCATCATCGCGGAAGTTGAAGAGTTCATTGTCGGTGACAGTTCCACGTTCCCAATCACGAAGGTGGACGCCTTTACCTATACTTGTTTGGTTAGGTCCATTCCCATCAACTGTCCAACCTTCTATTCCTCCTCCTTGTCCATTGTTGAAGTAGGCGAAATAACCATCGTTGTTTGCATCCATGATAGCAGTGGCATTGAACCCCTTGATAAAAACAGAGTCACGTCCATCTACTCCCAAAGCTGCGTTGAGAGAACCAGAGGTGTCGAAGTAGTATGTCCCTGGAAGAAACTTTGCATATACCGGACCAGATGAGGGGAAAGCTGCTACAGCTGTATACCATGTTAATTCGTCGTCGGAGCCATCACACTGGTATTGAGCTTCTGATAGCATTCGAGGGTCGGTATCGCTGGCCGCAAAGACGAAGGTAGCTGCGGTAGTAGTATCTATCCAACTCTGCTTCACTCTAAGTTGAGAAGCAACTTCCTCGATGGAAACATCATCAGCATTGTTTGTGATGTTGTAGGTTTTAGCGCCACCTCCACCTGAAATCTTGATTTGCGCCTCGAGAATGGCGAAAGCAGATAGGAGGCAGAGGATAGCGAATACAATCCAAATACGAAATAGGATAATGTTAGCCTTAACATACCCAGCTTGCTTTTCGAAATGATTCTTCATTATTGTTTTGTCCTCTTATCTCCATATAGTCCAGCTATTCCAGTGCCGGAGGCTGTCCAAATTTCAATCCGCTTAACAGGTGTGCCAGGATCTACCATGACTGTCTGCCCTGCAAAGATAGGAGCGAAAGGCTTAGTAGCCCAACCTGCTGTATCAGGAGCCCCTATTTTGATATAGGCATCAGTGTTAACAACAATCGCAAAACCTCGCCAGCTTTCAGCGAAGGTAGTGTCGCGGTGAGTGGTTGTAATGTTGAGAGTATCAACATGAACAAACCTATTCCCCGAAATGATCTGCGCCTCTGATTTCGTAGGGGACAGTAGGATTGCAGACAGGACGATGATGAGCAGGATTGTAAATAGCCCAGCGACTTTATTCTGATTAATCATCTCGACGTTTCTCCTTCAACCTCTTTGCAATGTCTGCGGCAGACCCTTTACTCTTCACTGTTCTCTTACGCTTCTTCTTTGGATTGACAGGGATATTCGCAAAGTAGTGAGCAGTCTCATACGTGAGAATTACCTTCGTCCCTTTAGGGCAAGGATTGCGACCTTCCGCTACTTTCTTCACCTCGTAAGAGAGATGCTGTCCATCTCCGAGTGAATCGGAGTAGGAGAGTTCAGTGTCAGGGAAACAATTACAGAATTGTTGATAGGGACGATCAGCATTAGACGGCCAATCGATCACCGTCATCGCCGCTTCCTCCTGCAAGACCACTGTCTTCGGAGCTTGTGCTCGGATCTGCAGAGCAAAGAAAATTAAGCAAACCAGAACTATCAGAGCTATGTTCAGGTTCCTTTCTCTCTTCTTCTGCCGAATTTGGTAACTGTTGGTCAGTGCTGTCAACCTCTGCGACGTGTTCTCCAGTGTGGTTTTCTCTTTCATCGTGCGCGCCTTCCTTATTATATATAGGCGTATATTCGATATCCTCAGCAGCTCCAAATGATCCGTCCATATTTTGACGGAGTTCTTTAGCTCGGTTCTTAATATCCTGGAGCTCATTCGAAGATAGTCGACGATTTACATTGTGCTCAACTTTACTCGTTTTACCTACACCTGCTCGGTCCAATAGGTCTTGGTATACTCCAACTACGAACTTGCGTTCTGATAGTGGAATTTCACTAGCTTCAGGATCTTCAACTATATCAAGAATCCGCTGGAGAGAAGGAGCAGACATATCACGAATACGTTGCATGACTCCCTCTACTACACCATCACGATCAGCTCCAAGACGAGCAAGTTCCTTCTTACCTTCATCGGAGTTGATAACATTATAGATAGTTTGAGGAGTCCTATTCACGACATGAGCTATCGCTTGCGGCTGGATACCCGCTGCTGCTAGCCGTAGTATCTCATAGTGATATGGCTGCAAACGGGCTAGTTGATAATTTTGATTACCTGATTCTTTCCAAGGCACCTTTATTCTCCTTATCTGATGCGGCTTCTTCTCCTATGTAGGAGGAAGGAACCTCCCCCGCATATGATAGGTTACACGGAGGAGGCCCACGACACCAGAGATTTGAACCGATACGTAGGTAAGATAACCAACATGTATATGGAAGTCAAGGACTTTTTATTTATTTTATGTTGGCGGCTGTATAGGTGGATGTATAAATATAGGTATATGTATAGAAAGAGGGAACCGTTGCATCGCGCAACGGTATCCTATGAGAATAGAAGATAGTGTAGGATGAGTATATAGGAGAACGGCCAACATGTATGTTGGTGGTTTGTGAGAAATTTGGAGTTTTGTGGAGAGTAGAGTATTCGCTAAGGCCGCGGACAGTTTCCCCCAGGTGCCCCTTTGTTCACGTGTTGATACCCCCTACACCTTTTGTGCATATCTCAACACCTGTGCTGGTATCCAACACGTGTATACTTAGTGTATTTTTCACACCATGTTCACGTGTCCAGGAAGGGGGCACTTAGTGTTGTTCTTACACTTACCCCCTCCCTACTTCGTGTAATATATACACCACGTTATTAATTTTATTAATGTGATATCTGTGATATACGTCACAACTTATTTGTAACATGGTGCTATATTACACGTAGATATTAAAAGAACGTATGAGTGTATTAACACCTATATGAAAGGGTATATTATGTTTGCTTATCTAGCTATCAAGTCTGAAATGTTGCGTGCTCATGTAGAACGCCTGATCGCACGTGAAATCAATATCGGGCAGTTTGAACGTATTATGGAAGATGGGCGCTACTATGCCTATTTTCCCGAAACGATTGTTGCGGCTAAATTGCAATGGTGTGGTATTGACTACTAACCACGTGGAAATTTTTTCAGAAAGTGCTTGACTTTCTATCACGTGTATTTTATATTACTAGTGAATGATCTTTGACACAAATCGCCCTCTTTCCTCCTAAATAGGAAGGGGGCACAACTTACAATCATACCGAAAGGGGTATTGTTATGAGTAATGCAAAATTGAACGTGAGCCTTGAAAAGCAGATCATCGAAGTTGACGGTAAGCCGCGTTTTCTGGTCACCGATTTCAACCAAATCATCTTTGCGGACATTACGCGGACTTGGAAAAAGGTTGGCGCGTATGGATACCTGAAAAAGACGGTTGGCGAAGGTGATGACGCGAAGGTGAAAAAGGTCTATGCAAAGTCGCATTTGCAAGAAGGTTTGAGCGATGAGGAAAAGGCCGAAATGAATACCGATCGCACGATTGAAATGACCGTGAACATGGAAGGTATACTCGGCGAAGAAATCGACGACTTCCTGTTCTCGCAGGCCACGAACATTCGGAAGAAAGCTGAAAATAACATCATGGCTCTTCCCGATGAAGAAGTTGAAAGCATGAATAAGTTGTCATTGAAAAGAAACGAGCTATTACTCTCCGGGAATGGAGGGGTAGCACACCTGAAAAGCAGGTCAAGAGCCTAGCTAAGAAGATGAAGGCGAAGGGGGTATCGAAAGCCGATCTCATCAAGATGTTGGAAGCTATGAACGACTAGAACTACGTTCTACTAGGTGTATGGTAGCAGGGGAGGTTCGACTCCTCCCCCACCTACTATTTATGAAATAGGTATCTTGTAATATGTGTAACACATGTAACCCGTGTATATTCTGTAACCCGGGGGTGACACAAACGTGATGTTGGCCGTGTATTAGGTAGTTAAAAAAAAAAAAAAAAAAAAAAACCTATACACCATATTACACCTATTACGCCTCCTCTAGGCATACAGATATGTATATACCGGGGGTTACGGATCTTATACGGGTTACGGTATTACAAATGATGTGACGGGATTACAATGTTACATGAAATAGGATAGGAGATAGTATGCAAATACCTAATACGGTATATGTTATTATTGCGACTCACGATCAAGGCGCTGTCCAAATTGAAACTGTTTATAGTAATAGAGCTGAAGCAGAGCTTAGGGTAGCTGAATTGAATGAGACAAAAGGAAGAGGATGGCATTATTATGCCTCTCCCCAATACCTATTCATTAGTAGGAAGGAAGAGAAAAGATGGAAGAGCTGATTGCTTTATTGATGAAGCGTGATCATGCTAGTCGAGGGGCTGTTATTGAACAGCTAAAAGAGACGCAAGAATCTATTCGGCACGCTGTTATGATAGGTGACTACGGGGATGCAGATAACATACTCATGGAAGACCTTGGACTTGAGCCAGACTATATTGTTACCATAACTATGGAGGAGGTTCCAGATGCATAGGAAGTGCGCGAGGTGCGGAGGGAGAAATTCCTCCACATCAGATAATAAATGTATATCCTGCAATATTACCTTGGCAAAGGGGAATCAAGATCTGAAGAGATTGGCAACTGTTATGAGAAAGACTAGGAATGTATCTATCATAATAACTGACAAGAAGGAGAAATAGGTATGTGGAATGAGAATAAGGAAATGGTCTGTCCAAGGTGTGGAGGGTTGGAAGGTCTCGCAAAGAGTCCCGGTGATAAGACTGTTAGGCCGTATAAGGTAGATGTAGGTAGAGGATGGGAGAGTCACTGTATATCCTGCGAGATTTGGTTCGTTGATGAAGAGGTATGGGCTGATGATATTGGCCTACATATAGAGACTGATAGTGGACATAGAGCTGTTTGGGTTCATGATAGGTATGTATTAGAAGAACACCTCTCCGAGGGAGAGAAGGAGGAAAGAAATGAAAATAGTAATTGATCAATTCACAGCCATACTAGACTTCTATGAGCTTTGGAAGGAAGAGCTAGTAGAGTATGAAGGTGAGATGGTAGTAGGAGATACAACTTTTACTGGCTATCACCTACATAAAGAAGATCCTGTTCCGGAGGGACATAGGAAAATCACGTTCTCTTCATCTGCTCCAAAGGTGATTGAGTTGAATCTCTTCTACGGAGTTACCAGTAAAGGGAATCAGGATAAGTATAAGAAAAAGAGTAGGAAGAATACTGATCCTATGCAGAAAGCAAGAGAAGCTTTCGAAAAGGATAGTAAGGAGGAGATACTCGGTCAGTTAGTTGATCTCACAATTGACGACTCGAAGGATGTATTCTTCCCTCTCTTTCCTCCCATAGTAACTGAGAAGGAAATAGAAGAGCATCTCTCTACCTTCTCACCTGCTCCTATACCCAAGAGGTATCAGAAGAAAGAGGAGGTGGAAGAGGATTGGAAGGTAACTGCCCTCCGATATGTAGATTCTATGCGGGAGAGTTACATTAACCTACTCGAACTGGCATTGGCAAATAAGGAATCTATACCACATGAGGAGCACCTTCGACTCCTATCCAGTCCACTTGCCATTCAACTAACTCAACTTGAAAACATATTTAAGGAAGAGGAAGAGGAATTATGACTACTAAAATAGGTAAGACCACTCTCCCTAAAGAAGGAACTCTCTGGCTGGTAATGAGAAGAGCTACAGGTAGTAACATATTCATGCCTGACTCCATATACCGAGAGCATTCATTCGCACGTGCTAGGATGGATGAGATCAATGCAACTAGTAATAGCAAAGCGGCTATCTATGAAGTGTATAGTAATCTCCGCATTGATTACGTTGCGCGGATTCGGAACGTGCTGGATAACATGGATGAGGAGGAGAAGGATCGGTTCGCCAACGCTATGGAATACCTACAGAAGGGAGGTAAGGAGGAAAAGAATGAGAACCTATAAAGTAGTAGGATACTTCCTCTATGATACAATCACAGAGCGGCTGGTCTATAGTGAGATATTCTCCTACTCATTAGCCAAGTCAATGTTGGAGGCTATGTCTATTGATGATCAGGAGGGAATAGTTATTCTCCCTGCCTATGTTGGTAAGAGAGAATTATATAAGGTATGCGACTATTCCTACTACGATGAGTATGAGGCAGAAGAGAGGCTGGTAAAGAAGCAAGGGAAGTATAGGAAGGGAACTGTCCCTTTCTCTAAGATGAAACTTATCTCTCCCGAACAGGGAAAGAAGTCCTCCCATCGTCATGCGAATAGGTGGAAGGGGGAAGATGTTGTAAAGGTAACTGGTCCAAAAGAATATAAGAATAAAGGTAGGAGAAAGTAGTATGTTGACTAATAAGAAGATTGAGAACGTGGAGGTGAATCCCACCTCTAGTAGTCCAAGTCAGTTCCTTTCCCAACTTCAAACTCTACTCAAGCAGCAAGCTGATATGATGAGAGATCAGGATCTTGCTATCAAAAAGCTCCTCTCCCTCCATAAGGTAGAAGAAAGGGAGAGGCAGGAGAATGAAGACCTCATCCGAGCGAATGAGTTAATAGGAAAACTCGCAGATGAGAGGGATGGATTGAAGACAGAATTATTCTGTGAGCATTCAGAAAATACATATCTTAAAAAGGCAAACAAAAGTTTAAGGCAAGCTCTCGCCCTAGTCCTACTCCAATATGGAGACACCATAATTATGACTGGAGATTCTCTCACCAAGGTGATAGATATAACCAGGGATCACATGCAACGGCTGTCCGATTATCGGTTAGAAGGAAGAGAAGAACTCGTATTCATAGATGATAATGAGTTTCCAAACAAGTATGAGGTGAAGCTTTCCATTTCACCTATACCAGATCAATCACCTAAATAATACCCCCTTCACTATTCCATTGCACAGTGCAACGGCACCGTGATCGGGGAAACAAACGTGAAAATAATTAAAAAAATACTTGACAACACCAATGTTGTTTTGTATATTGATATCACCATTGATTGAAAACCGATAGGATATTCACTAAATGAAAACGCAACAACCTACCACAGGTAAACGAGTTGATACTGGCGCATCACTCATCGTCTCTGTCCGAGTTGATGTTCGCACACTAGCAATACTGCACGGCTACCTATCAGCCAACGCTCCTGAATCTATCAAGACACGCGGGGCAGTATGTCGTATGTCTCTTGACCTATTAAAGGACATGGCACTGAAACTAAACTACAGTGATATGTCGATAGCCGAAGCAGTTACGTATGTCAACCATCACCTTCCCGTCGGCAATCCAATTAGAAAGAAAGTTGTTGACTCTCTCATACATGAAGAGTCTCTCCGCGCATTAACAGAGACCATTGAAGAGGGAGTTAGCGAAGAGGAATTACCCTCCTCCATCGCAGATAGAATACAAACTCTGTCTCATCCTGACGACTCGGAGCACAGTAAAAAAGTCGAATAGCACTCTTTGGAATCAGGTAGGCAGCCAATAAAAACGCTCAACTAACAAGGAGATTTACCATGAGCAATGATGTATATGCAGTAACTGAATACCAACTCCCCGAAGGTCACGAAGCGCGTGCCACTGCGGTGGAGTATAACTTGACGGCGAGTCAAGTCGCTAAGAACGTCGAAGCAGATGCGAAGCGGGCCGGGAAAGGGGAAGCTGTGAAGTATCCTCACCTGAAGAACGCAGCCGATGTCGCTGATGAGGACGGCAACGTTCCCTTCGCAGGTGACTATGACTTCGGTGAGGTCTATGGCCCCGATGGCAAGATCAACTACACCGAATCTATTCAGCGTGCCCGCGCAGTCTTCGGCGATCGTCGAGTGTTCTCTTTCTTCCGTCAAGGTTCTGGCCTCGGCGTAGGTTCCAACGTTCGTATCTTTATTCGCAACGGTGTGCGTGATGTTGATGCGGAAGGTAATCCAACCGGCGAGCTTCGCTTCCCGACTCGCGAAGAGATTCAACTCCACCTGAATGAGTTCCTTCCCTCCTCGCAAGAGAAGAAGGCAAAACTCTCTCCGGAAGAGCAGCTCCGTCAGGAAATGGCTGGACTTACTCCGGAGCAGAAGGCCGCGAAGAAGGCAGCAATCCTCGCGATGTTCGACGACGAGTAAACTCTCACCTGCCCGTGAGATGGTAGCACCACCCGCGACCGGCGCCTCAGCGGTATATCTGAGGCATATATTTTCTTCACTAGAAGAAACGGGTATTAGGGAAGTCTGGTCGTTCCCGCCTGCCTTGGGAGCAGGAGGTCGCTGGTTCGAATCCAGCATACCCGACCACTTAAAAGGAGATAACCATGCAAGAGAAGCATATCGCAATGATGAAGGTGCTTACCGCATTGAAGGAGCATCATAACCAAGCAACTAAACCTGTCCTCATAAAGGCATCAGGTCTTGAGACTGATAGGGGAGAATCTCTCCTACTTGAAATGCATCGCAGCCGATTGATCCAACATCATCAGTTACCTGTTGGTATTCAGTATAGCATGAAAGATGCAGGTCTCAAGTGGTATGCTTCTATGTTAGGAGAATTTAAGGAGGTAGTAAAGGATGATGGAGCCGAAAGCAGTGGACTACAAGGTGGAGCAGGGGAGTCCAACTCAAATCCAGATGAAACTGAATCAATGGAAACACAACTACCTTCTGACGGTAGAGGGGATGGTAGTGCAGGAGACGATATCCAATCCGGAGATAGTAGTGATAGTGAAGAGGGTGAAGAAGAATCCAACGCAGTAAAATCCTCCGCTATTAAGCAATAAACAGCAATAAAATATTGCGGGATGATTAGCAGATGGTAGCTAGCTAGGCTCATAACCTAGAGGTCGGGGGTTCGAGTCCCCCTCCCGCAACACATATAATACTCCCTCCCCAGGGACAGTGCTCCGTCGGGATAGTCGACCACCCCTCAACGACTCGACGGGGCCATAAATTTAGGAGGATCTATCATGAGTAGATACGGATAATCTAAAGGTTAAACAAAGCCGGAAGTGGGCACCGGCGTAAGCCCCTGTTCTTCTACCGTGTTGTCTCATTATAAAGAGGCGGCTGTGGGCCATAAGGAAGGCAGGGGAATGCCCACAAATAACCGATACAAATAAAGAGGTAACCATGTTCACCAGAGAGTTCATACTATACCTATCCCTATTTATCGTCCTCATATCCCTCACATACATAGAGGCAGGGGAATCTGATACGCTCAAGCAAGAAGGGATCGATCAGGTTTTCTTCGCGCTACGTGAGAATACCAACGCCGCCTACGATGAGAGCAAATACCCTCTCATAGTCGTTGACACGTCAGTAGCTGTTCAGGTTCTCCTGTCCTCTACTCCTATTCACAAGCCCGATGTGTTTGTGGATAACCAACCAGCTGAATACCCCTCCCTCACCCTTGTATTCATGAAGAAGTATTTCATCGTCTTCTATAAGGAAGCAGGAGAGGGTATAGTTTACAGAACCATACACCTCTATGACCCGAACAAGTCAGGGAAGAATGATGAGGAGTATAGATGAAAAGCAATACAGATGATTATAAAGAGGGAGTCAATCCATATCTATCACCTGATACTCCACTCGGCATACGTGTAGGCATCAAGCTCAGGTCAGGAACTTACATGGAAGGTTACTTATTCAAGTTCGAACCTGAGAGAATAGTGATAGAGAGGACTCTCACAAGTGTAGATAGGAAGCATATTGTAGTAGAGAAACTACGAACAGCATTCCTCACCCTTGACATTGAATTTGTTGATACCTTCATAGAAGGGGATGAGGTATCCCTCAAGCTGGTAGAAGTAGAGAAGCCGAACAACAATAATTAATATGATAGGAAAAGACATGCGACACTCACCTTCCGATATAATAGATCAGATCAAGCAATTCACTGATGAGCAAATAAGAGAGCAGAAAAGGCAAAAGCAGGATAAACTTATCAAAGCTGAGGAAGTATATCAATACGCTGCAAAGGCTGTTCAAGTCCTCTCTCTTCTGGAGAGGGGAGAGAAGATAAATCCCAGTATTGTCTATGTCTTTCCTGTTCCTTGTTATTTGAAACTACGAGCAATGGCTAAGAGGAGAGGTTTAACTTATCACCTAGAAAAGGCAGTGCAAGAAGCAAGCATTGCACCTTCCTCCGATCCGAGTAGGGCTATTCCCAATGCAGAAGAGGAGAAGATATACGCTCTACTCATGGATATAGAATATGCAATCTCAATGTTCGACGCTACTACCCAGAAGAAGAATGACATTATACATTTAATGTCTCTTCTACCTGATGAATATCGTCACGTATATTCAAGACAATTCTCCTGGGTCAAGTCTCCATACGAGGCTTTCCAACGTGATATAGTAATAGAAGATCCACTAAATAATACACCAGAGAAAGGTATTCTCATGACAAATTTCTATCCAGAAGTTGAAGCAAGCACTCGCAAGGTTCCAGTTCAAGGCGTTGTCCGCTGTGTATTCGCCATAAACTCCAACGATATGTATTCCTTCTTGTGTGACATTCCAGTCGCCGAGAAAGATATCGTAGTCGTTGACACGCAGAAAGGACCTAAGACTGCTTACGTAGTCGAAGTCGCTGGTATCCGTAAGCCTCTTCGTGACCTGGCTACGAAGGATGTGATCTGCATCGTTGACGTAACTAAGTTCAAGGAAGAGCAGGCGAAGCGCAAGGAGATTGCAGAGATCCGGGCAACTCTTACCGAGACCAAGAAGGAATTTGAAGAGATGGAGTTCTTCAAGATGATGGCTGCTACCAATCCAAAGGCTCACAAATTGTTGACTCGGTTGGGCGATCTTGAAGGTGTGCAGCATGTCCAAGCTCTTCCGGCTGCTGATGAGGGAAGAACTCCTGCTCCAGCTGTAGATAACGATGTGGCAGAGGAGACTAACGAGTCTCGCTCTCGTAACCGTAACAGAGATACAGAAGAGGAAGGCAAGTAACCATGAGTATAACTCCTCTACAACCTGGGGAGCAGGTTACTTTCGAATCTTTGTTTGGGACAGAGGAATTGAGGAATCAGTTCCCTGTTCCCTATCATGAAACATGGGAAGTAGTCGACTCCACAAAGATTACTGAATACCGCACGTGTCCACGTAAATTCTTTTACAAGTATGTGCTTGGTTGGGGTAGTATATATCCATCCATTCACCTTGTCTTTGGAGCAGCGTGGCATGAGGCGCATGAATACCTAACCATCAATGGGTATAGTCAAGAGAACATTGACAAAGCATATCTCGCCTTCGAGAAGGAGTTCCGTAAGTATTTCCCTGAGCACATGGATGAGGACTTCAAAGGTAAGACTCCTTCAAATGCTCGCCTCGCACTACAAATGTATGTGGTTGAGTGGGCATTGCTCGACGACTACAAGAACCTCCACACGGAGCTATCTCTTAAGGTGCCGATAGGTAACGGTCGTTATATCTATCTGCTCGATCGTGACTGGGAAAC